TACAAATGATTTGGTTGATAGAATTAAGACTGGGGATAACGTAAAAGCAAATAAAGCTTTTAATGAAGTTATGGGCAGTAAAATTAAAGACGCTTTAGATGCTAAAAAAATAGAAATGGCATCTACGATGGGACGAAGTAGTTCTAGTGAAGTCGAAGTTGACGTTCCAGAACAGGAATAATTTTAATGGCAAAAAAGTTTGCAGATATAAGAGAAGGACTTGACTCTAAACCTATAGTAATAAAGTCCTATGAACTTAATGGTAGTAATATTGTTATTGTTAATGAGAGATCTAGTTACATTGCAATAATTGATGGAGTAAGTATTAATGATGGATTTGATAATCCACTTGATGCTGAAGATTCAGCTGAAGAGGCAATTGAATTATTACAGAAAAATTTAAAGGTAAATAAATGAAGTTAATATCCGAATATGTAAATAGTCCGTTAGAGATCTTAGTAGAAAATAAGAACGGAAAGAAAAACGTCCATATAGAGGGCGTCTTTATGCAGGCCGAGAAAAAGAATAAAAATGGCCGCATATATGAAAAAAAGATTTTAGAATCTGCTGTTAACAAATATGTTAAAGAGCAGGTTTCGCAAGGTAGAGCCGTTGGAGAGTTAAATCATCCGGAAGGACCAACAGTTAACCTTGACAAAGTTTCACATAAGATTACGAACTTGGAATTCCAAGGGAATAATGTTATAGGAAAAGCATCAATACTTAAAACCCCGATGGGAAAGATCGTTGAAGGTCTCCTTGAAGGTGGTGTTAAACTTGGTGTATCAAGTCGTGGTATGGGAACTCTCGAGAACCGAAGAGATGGCATGTATGTAAAGGAAGACTTTTTGTTAGCCTCTATAGACATAGTTCAAGATCCCTCTGCACCATCAGCCTTCGTTAACGGAGTGATGGAAGGTGTAGATTGGGTTTGGGACAATGGCATCTTAACATCTCGAGAAATTGAATCAATTGAGACTGAAATAAAACGTGCACCAAGAAGGGCTTTGCCTGAATTGGAAATAAAAGCGTTCAAGAATTTCCTCTCTAAACTTTAAACTCACAAATTTGGGAGAATAATATGTCTATGACTGACAAAATTCGAAATATAGTCGAAGACGTTTCCGAAGAAGTTCAAGAAACTGAGCAACCTACTGAAGAAGTTAATTCTGAAGAAGTTGTTGAAGGGCTTGAATCAACAGAGTCTGAAGTTTCTGAAGAAACTGAAGAGGAAGTTGAAGAAGTTGCAGAAGCTAAAGTTAAAAAGGAAGAAGATGAAGAAGAAGAAGTCGAAGAGACTGCTAAAGCTCCATCTATGCCTAAAACTAAAGCTGGTGTAATTAACGCTGCTATGGAAATGCTTAAAAAGGCTAGAAAGCACGAAGCGCAACAGTTATTCGCAAAGATGATTTCAAATATCGAGTCAACTGACGACGGTTCCGTAGATAAAGCTATAGATGGGCAAAAGAAGAAAGAGAAGGATAAAACTATCCAAGCTAAACCTTCTGATGCATCAGCTAAGCAAGAAAACGTGGACTGGGATGAAGACTTAGATATTTTAGTAGCTGAAGAAGCTACATTATCTGATGGATTCCGTGATAAAGCTGGAACTATTTTTCAAGCTGCATTTACTACTAAGGTAGGCAGTGAAATTGATAGGCTCGAGTCTGAATATGCGCAAAATCTTGAAACAGAAGTTTCTGATATTCAAACTGAAATGGTAGAAAAGGTAGATTCTTACCTTAACTATGTCGTTGAAGGATGGATAAAAGAAAATGAATTACAAATTCAACAAGGTCTCAAAACTGAGATTGCTGAAGAATTTATGACTTCATTACAATCTGTTTTCAAGGAACATTATATTGAAGTTCCTGAAGGGAAAGCTGACCTGATCGACGATCTCGCTGATCAAGTAGCCGAACTTGAAGAACAACTCAATAAATCCACAGAAGATAATATACGATTACATGAATCTGCTCAATCTTACGAAAGAGCTGAAATCGTGCGTAAACAATCTTCGGGCTTAGCAGCTACTGACGCTGAAAAACTAGCTTCACTTGTAAGTGATATAGATTTTGAAGATAGTGAAACTTTTCAAACAAAAGTTCAAACTGTCCGAGAATCTTACTTCAAGTCTGAAGAAAGTGGTTCAGTAAATGAAGCTGATGCAATTGCTGGAGAAGATACCGATCCTAACGAAGGAAACATATCTGACACAATGAGCGCATATACTAATGCCATTAGTAAACACAATCAATAATATTTAATTATTGAATGCAAATCAATATAACATTTAACCTAGAGGTAAACAAAAATGTTTAACGCAGACCAAAACTTAATCGAAAAATGGTCACCAGTTCTAGATCACGAAAGTGCTCCAGCAATTGATGACAAATATCGAAAAGCGGTTACTGCGCGTCTTCTTGAGAACCAAGAAGTAGCCCTAAAGGAAGAAAGGAACCAAAGATCATTTGGTCAAATCGATGAAGCAGCTGCTAACGCAACTGGTTCAGGAGTTGATAATTTCGATCCTATCCTTATCTCTTTAGTAAGGCGCGCAATGCCTAATTTGATTGCTTATGATATCGCTGGCGTTCAGCCAATGAGTGGACCAACTGGTCTTATCTTTGCAATGAAATCTAGGTACACTACCCAAGGCGGTACTGAAGCGTTATTTGATGAAGCGGATACTGATTTCTCAGGCGCCGGTACTCACCAAGCTGATCCAACTGGATTAGTAGGTGTTACTGATGCTGATACAGATGCCACCATTGCCGATGAAGCTGATACAGTTTCTACGTTCGGTACTGGTCTTCCTACAGCCACGGCTGAAGCAAGAGGCACATCTGGTGGAGTTGGTGCAGCTTTCGCAGAAATGGCTTTCTCAATCGAGAAATCAACCGTTACTGCTACATCAAGAGCACTCAAAGCCGAGTACACTATGGAATTAGCACAAGATCTGAAAGCTATCCATGGTCTTGACGCTGAAGGCGAATTGGCCAACATCTTATCTGCTGAGATCCTTGCGGAAATCAACAGAGAAGTTGTACGTACAATTCTAACTAAAGCAAAAATCGGTGCACTTCAATCTAGCACAGCAGTTTCCGGTATCTTTGATGTCGGTACTGACTCTGATGGTAGATGGATGGCAGAAAAATTCAAAGGACTAGTAATGCAGCTCGAAAGAGAAGCAAACGTTATTTCAAAAGAAACACGAAGAGGCAAAGGTAACTTTGTACTTTGTAGTTCTGACGTAGCTTCTGCTCTAGCAGCTTCTGGTGTTATGGATTATACGCCTGCACTTCAAACTGGACTTGCTGTTGATGATACTGGTAATACTTTTGCCGGTGTTCTTAACGGACGTTTAAAAGTCTACATCGATCCTTATTCAACTGGCGACTTCGCCTGTGTTGGGTATCGCGGATCTAATCCTTACGACGCTGGTATATTCTATTGTCCTTACGTTCCTTTGACTATGGTCAAAGCGATCGGCGAGAACGATTTCCAACCTCGTATCGGGTTCAAAACTAGGTATGGTATGGTTGCCAATCCTTTCGTTGCTGTTGACGGCATCGGAACAAACAGGGCTAACCCATATTTCCGTATCTTTAGAGTCGACGACATTATGGTGTAACCGTAAAGTAATAAACTTTATTAAAAGGGGGCTTCGGCCCTCTTTTTTTATGCGTATAAATAATAATAGAGATATTAAAAGGGTTTAATATCCATACACACATACACACAGGAGGATATCATGTCCGATAACAAATCAGGGTTCGAAATCAGAGCCGATTTACTAAATCAAGCACAAGGTCTTTTGGAAGGAAACTACCAAAGAGAAGTTGATGCTGTATTCGCACATAACGATAATTTCCCTAACGATAAAAAACCTTTACCGTTAAGAGAGATTGTTGGTGAAGATGTCATTGCAGTTGCTAGACAACTTAATGAATTCGTAAATGAAAAATAAGTGAATTAAGGGAGGCTTCGGTCTCCCTTTTTTTATCTAAGTTTTCTTGCATTATAAATAGATATATGGAAGATTACAAACAAAAACAATTAAAACTTATTGATTTAAATTGGGATGGAGATGTAAATACACAAGAATATCCTACCTTTAAATCGTTTACAAGTAGAATGTGGTTAGATCATGTTGATGAAACAAACGATCATCTTGCAACAACTTATACCTTTGAAGAATATGTACTACAGTATCATGATTGGTTAAAAAAACAATATATCTTAAAAAACGGAATAGTATAAATGGCAAAACTTACAACTAACAAAAACTTTTTAAGTCCAGTAGGATTCGTATTTAAAATAGATACAACTAGCTTTGCAAACACTGAATATTTTTGTACTAGTGTGGCAATGCCAGGTATAAGTATGACTGAAGTTGCTGTACCATATAGAGGAGTCAATCTTGCTTATACTGGTGATAGATTAACTTTTGATGATCTTACAATTCGATTCAATATAACAGAGAATATGGAAAATTATATTGAAATTTATGATTGGATGCATAATATTGCCCAACATAAATCTGCAGAAGGATTTAAGTATGATGCATCATTAATGATTATGACTTCTCATAATAATGTAGTAAAAGAAATAGCATTCCAAGAGATTTTTCCAACAAGCCTATCGGCTGTTGAATTTAATAGTCAAAATACTGACATACAATATATTCAGGCTGACGTAACATTTAAATACACTTTATTTGATTTTAGAAAATAAACCTTTACATTCTCTCCCTTTTGTGATATAATAGATATATAATGAGATTAGAACAGATATTAGAAATGTGGAAAACAGATTCCACGATAGACGAAATGCGCTTAGATGAATCTTCTCGAGATTCTGCCAAATTACACTCCAAATATTTAGAATTATATAGCGTTGCTAAGCTTAGATTTAAGAATCTTGAATTAGAATATAAAATTATTCTAAGAGATAAGTTTTTGCATTATGGTGGAAAATTATCTCAAGCTGAATTAGATTCGAAAAAATGGAGTTATGATCCTTTGAATGGTCTTACAGTCCTAAAAGGAGATATGGATAAATGGTATGACGCAGATGAAGTAATTCAAACTCATCAGAAAAAAATGGCATACCAACAAGAACTAGTAGACACTCTTAAAGAAATTCTTGATAATGTGAAATGGAGACATCAAACTATTAAGAATATTATAGAATGGAGAAAATTCACTAGTGGCATATAAAATATACGATCACAAATTTGAATGGAATGGAAACTTCAGACACGCGCGTACGTGTATAGAACAAGCATTAGAACAAATCGATTATCCAGAAGATCTTAATATATTTAATCATACAGATTTAACCCAGATGAATTATTCTAATGTATTATTTGTTAAGCCTACAGCACCCACCTCAAAACATTTTGCAATAGATACTATTGGATATGCTAATAGTTCTTCTCTAGCATTTGAAGAACCAATGGAATATGAAATTATGTATTCGCACTTAAATCCACGTAATAATATAAAGTGGAATATAATAGAAGATCTTATTGAAAAAAAATCTAATAAATGGGATGATTCTATTATATTGAAATGGAGAAAAGCTAAAGCTGTACCAAAGGATCATATATTAGTTATTGGCCAAATGCCTGATGATGAAACAGTAAAAGGATTTGGATTAGGTGGGCATTTAGAAAAGCTTAAATTAATAGTAGAAAGATTAACTGCACAGGTAACAGAATTTCCAATCGTAGTAAAGATCCATCCTAAATTTAAACTTGATCTAAAGACAAAAGAAAAATGGATATCTCGTGGTGTAGATGTAAGAGTAGGATTCGAATCAATACATGATTTCCTCCCGTACACACGTGTAGCTATAGTAGATAATAGTACTGCAGGAATAGAATGCTTAATGCATGAGGTTCCTATTATATCACATGGTTGGCCAGAGTATCATTGGGTAACTAAAAAATTACAAGTGTTGACTCAACTACCTTCTTTAGTTAATAATTTAAATTGGCACGAAAAAGAAAAAGCTAAGAAATTTATATATTGGTATATAAATGATTATCTTTGTCATGATGTTAAAAGCACAGTAAATAGGTTAAATGGAATCTTTAACAGTTAAAAAAATTAACGAAACTTTCCTAGAAATAGAATGCGAGGCCTCTACAGAAAGAGAGCTCTCAGAGCATTTTTGTTTTTTCGTTCCTGGCTACAAATTTATGCCAGCTTATAGGAATCGTATGTGGGATGGAAAGATTCGACTATTTGACATGAGAACTAAACGTTTGTATTGTGGTCTTTTACATTATTTGAAGGAATTTGCCACTGAAAGGGGATATTCCATACATGTTGATAAAGACAATGGTGTCTTTTCTGATGAAACATTGTCGCAGATTGACTTACAGAAATTCGTGTCACAGATCAACCTCTGTGTGCAAGGAAAGGGTATTACCCCTAGGGAATATCAAACGAGGGCAATATATCAATGCATTTCAGAGCAAAAAACATTGTTATTAAGCCCTACAGCCTCTGGAAAGAGTCTGATCATATATCTAGCAATACGTTATTTTCTGCAGAATACAGATGAAAATGAGATTAATCTTGCTAATAAAGTCCTAATTATCGTACCCACAACGTCGCTCGTCGAGCAATTATATGCCGATTTTGGTGACTATTCTTCAAAAGATACATGGAATCATATACAACATTGCCATAGAATATATTCAGGAAAGGAAAGATATAACATTAAAAAAAGAATAGTTATAAGTACATGGCAATCAATCCATAAAATGAAGTCAAATTGGTTTGAAGATTATGGTATGGTTATTGGTGATGAAGCTCATAACTTTAAAGCTAAATCTCTTACAGCCATTATGGAAAAATGCGTTAACGCTAAATATAGAATGGGTACAACAGGAACTTTAGATGGTACTCAAACACATCAATTAGTATTAGAAGGCTTATTTGGTCCTTTATATAGAGTAACAACTACTAAAGAACTTATGGATCAAAAAAATCTCGCACAAATGAAGATATCAGTATTATTATTAAAATATAAAGACGAATATCGCAAAGAAATTTCTAAGACTAAGTATCAGGAAGAATTAGATTTTATAGTTAAGTATACTCCGAGAAACACTTTCATATCTAACTTAGCTTTAGATCAAAAGGGAAATACTCTTATCTTATTCCAGTATGTAGATAAACATGGTAAACCATTGTAT